TAGACGCTGACGTAGTAATAATTAAGTTTGGTAGAACTGTTAAAATCAGTACTCTAATTAATCCAAACTTTACGGTAGAAAGCACTGACGCAACTCCAATTGTTGTCAATAGTCCATTTGCCCCTATAAATACAATTACTGATTATAATCAGATCTCTAGAACATTAAGACTATTCTGGGATCAGCAGTTAACTGCCAATAAAGAATACAAGATAAAAGTAACCAATCTCTTTGATGCGGTAAATGAAAAGATACCATCAGAAAGCATAGTCTTTACAAAGAATGATGATGCAACTCCTTCTGCAGTAATAGCCAATATAACTTCATTCCAAGAACCTCAGTATGAAGAAATTTTAATTGAAGATAAGTCTTTAAGAATAGATGCTTTTTCCACGGTTCAAATAATTGCTAAGAATCCTAATTTTTTCATAAAATCAATAGATCCTGAGAATGGTTCATTCTACATTGACAACTCTCATAACAATGGTAGAGTTACAGTTACATTTAATGCTCGCCCAGCTTCCAACTTTCTAAACAATGATTACTTTAAAGTACAGAGAAAAAAAATTCAAAGAATACCATCTAGATGGGAAACCGTTTCAGCCAATGTTTCAATTCATTCCTGGGAGCCAGAAGTGTACTTAGACATGCCTTCCACAGATGCTACGCCTGTGTTTTATCCAAACGACAAAGAATATTATGAAACTGGCTATAAATATAGAATTATAATATCTAAAGATATAGGTATTTAACATGTCTAATTTTGTTTACAAAAAAGCAAAAGAAGCAATATTAAATGGACAAATAAATTTTTCTTCTAATCAATTTAAACTACTATTTGTAAATACTGCAAATTATACAGCAGCGGAATCGTCAGATGAGTTTCTTTCAGGGATCAATAATAGTGCCATAGTTGCCACCAGTGCTGCTATTACTGGAGTAACAAACACCCTTGGGGTAATAGATGCTCAGGACATATCAATTTACCTAGAAGCTAATACTACATTCAATGCAATAATTTTATTTCAATCTTCTGGTAATCCGGCTACTTCTAGGCTACTATTTTATATAGATACTGGATTTAATTTACCATTCGTAGGTTCACCTATAGGCTCTAGTTTAACTATAGTTTGGGAAAATAATTCAACAAAAATATTATCAATATAGGAGTGTAAAATGGCCACTAATTATCCTAACTCTCTAGATATTTTAATAAATCCTACTGCAACAGATAACTTAAACTCTACAGTAGTACCCCATGCTGAACAGCACGCCAACCTTAATGATGCTATGGAGGCTGTTCAAACTATATTGGGACTTAACCCATCTGGTAACTATTTAACAATAAAAGATAGAATGGCAGCTTCGGAAGCTCTAAACGGATTAAACGACGTTACTATTACTTCTGTTGCAGCGGGTAATGTACTAAGATACAACGGCTCAAAATGGGTCAATTACGTTGAAACTAATCTAACCGATGGGGGAAATTTCTAAAATGGCAAATACAATCAGGATCAAAAGAAGAGCGTCAGGTAATGCTGGTGCACCAGGATCACTCGCTAATGCTGAACTTGCGTACAACGAAGTTGATGATGTTCTTTACTATGGTAAAGGCGCAGGCGGTTTAGGCGGTACGGCCACCACGGTTGAAGCTATCGGTGGCTCAGGTGCTTATGTAGGTCTTTCCGGCACTCAAACGATCACTGGTAATAAAACATTCTCAGGGACTATTGCACTTGGTGCTTCTGCAACAGCAACAACAAAGTCTGCTAATAATAACTCTACTTCAGTAGCAACTACTGCATATGTAGACTCAGCAGTTAGCGCAAGTGGCTCATTTACTGGGTTATCTTTTGCTGGAGACACTGGGACTACTGAAACAATTGCCAATGGCAATACCTTAACAGTTTCTGGTGGCACAGGTTTAAGCTCAGTTGTTTCAGCAACAGATACCGTCACGGTTAACCTTGACAACACTGCCGTTACAGCTGGTTCTTATGGCTCAGCTAGCGCAATTCCAACCTTTACGGTTGATGCTCAGGGTCGTTTGACAGCAGCTGGAACAGCTTCTATATCTACTTCATTTACAGTAGACGCAGATAGTGGTGACAATCTAACCATTTCTGGTGGAGATACATTTGTTATAGTTGGTGGTACAGGCCTAACGTCGACAGCTTCTGCAACCGACACTCTTACCTTGGATCTTGATAACACCGCAGTAACAGCGGGTTCATTTGGTTCAGCTACAGCTGTTTCAACTTTTACCGTTGATGCTCAGGGTCGTTTGACAGCAGCTGGAACAGCAACAATTGCTATTCCAGCAAGTGCAGTTACAGACTTCAATGAAGCTGCTCAAGATGCAGTTGGAAATGCAGTTGGCACAGGTCTTACCTACACTGATGGAACAGGTGCAATTTCAGTAACAGCAAATACTTACGACGCGTATGGTTCAGCTTCAACAGTCGCAGGAAACTTAACGACTCATACATCTGCAACAGAAGCACATGGTGCAACTGGTGCAGTAGTTGGAACCACAAACACTCAAACACTTACAAACAAGACTCTTACAAGTCCAGTAATAACTACCCCTGCAATTACTGGAGCAGTATTTAACGATGGTTCACTAGTTTTTGAAGGTGCAACAGCTGACGCTCATGAGACAACTCTTGCAATCACGGATCCAACTGCAGATCGCACAATTACACTTCCAGATGCAACTGGTACAGTTGCTTTAGTCGCAGACGTTGCAGCACTGGCTGGTGCAACATTTACAGGTGCAGTATCTGGTACATCCCTTACCCTTTCAGGTGACCTAACGGTTAACGGTACGACAACTACAATTAACTCAACAGAAATTACTATTGACGACAAGAACCTTGTACTCGGAGCAATAGCAAGCCCAACAGATGCAGGTGCTGACGGTGGCGGACTTACACTTAAGGGTGCAACAGACAAGACCTTTAACTGGGTTGACGCAACTGACGCATGGACTTCATCTGAGAATATGAACCTTCTAACTGGCAAGTCATTGTTAATCGCAGGAACTTCTGTACTTAACGCTACTACTCTTGGTTCAGGAGTAACTACATCAAGCCTTACCTCAGTTGGAACAATTGCAACTGGTACATGGAATGGTACAACAATAGCCATAGCTAACGGTGGAACAGGCTCCACAAGTGCTGGAGACGCCCGTACGGCTCTTGGAGTAGCAATTGGCTCTGATGTACAGGCTTACAACGCTACACTCGCTGCAGTGGCTGGTGGTACGTATACTGGTGATGACAGCATTACAACCCTTGGAACAATTACCACTGGTACTTGGACTGGTACGTCAATAGCTATTGCTAACGGTGGTACCGGCTCAGCAAATGCTGGAGATGCTCGTACAGCCCTTGGATTGGCCATTGGGACCAATGTACAGGCTTATAGCTCTGTTTTAGCTGACGTAGCTGCTGGTAACTATGTACTTGACGGTGGAACGTTCTAGGACTATAATTAACTGAAACTTTATCTATGGAGTAGAAATGGCAAGTCAATATAATATATTATTTGTCAACAGGTTAAATTATGGCTATTAGTAGTGGAAATTCATCAGGGCCAAGAAAAAATAACGTACCCAACATAGTTGGAGATAAGCCAGTCGTTGCCGATCCTAAGCTCACAGCAGCAGGTTTTGACGTACGGAGTTGTATCAAATACTAACCTAAACGATCCTTCTGGTGGCAACTTAACTAGGCTAGATGAGATCATATCTGAATCCCCTGCAGCTAATACGGTTTATCCAAGAAAAGAAGATGTAGCTTATACTAAGTATTCTCCCTACTTTCCTCCCTACTTTCCTCCCTACTTTCCTCCCTACTTTCCACCCTACTTTCCACCCTACTTTCCTCCCTACTTTCCACCCTACTTTCCACCCTACTTTCCCCCATACTTCCCTCCATACTTCCCTCCATTCTTTGGCCCTCCGCTTTTCAAGTAAAAGATATTCACTATGGCTAACACTATTAAAATAAAAAGATCAGCAACTCCAACTCAAGCTCCAACAACCCTAGATCATGGTGAGCTGGCGCTAAACTACGCAGATGGAAAAATATTCTACAAGAATAGCTCCAATGCTATTGTGGAATTTACTAGTGCCGTTAGTTTAGCTGGCACAGTTTATAATACAACTGTAGGCGATGGAACTAATACTTCGTTTGTTGTCACTCATAATTTTGGAAGCAGAGATGTAAGTGTAACTGTTAGGGAAGCTGCTTCTCCGTATGGTTTAATTTTAACTTCCTGGGAAGCTACATCTAGTAATACTATTACGGTTTATTTTGATTCTCCCCCAGCTTCTAGTTCAGTCAGGGTGTCGGTTTATATAGCCGTAGCAGGCCTTGAGGTCGGTCCTACCGG